CCGGGACAAAAGATGTGCTTGGCAGTGACTACAAGCACAACAAACTGCGTGGCAATAACGAAACGTGAGTGCCTACTGAGTTAGCCGGTGGCGCTGGGAAAGTCCCCAGCACACCGGCCACTGATTTAGAACGGCGAATCTTCCACATCAACGGGAGAAGAAGCCTTTTGTACAATAGTTGCAGGCTTAGCAACCCCACCTACTTTCTGGTAACGCAGGCGAACACGGTCAACCAATAACTTGACCGCATCCTTGCGCTGCTCTGAAGTTTCTGCTGTATCCAGCATAGACAATGCCTCCAACAGCGTAATAGCGGTGGATGCCTCGCGGTTGCATACGCCTGGAAGATCACGACCCCCCAGAGCAAGCGCTTTGCCTATCTGTGCAGCAGAAGCTGGCTTCATATCACGCGCAGCAATTGCCGCTGTGATAATGGCTGTGGCCTCTCCCCTACTCGCCGGAACAGCTGTCACACCAAACGAACTTAGCGCTGCTATTTGCTTCTCAGAAGGAGGAACAATAGTTGCACTAGAAAAACCTGTAGGGTGATCTACACCAAGCACCCTACTAATAGCTGCGGTCACTGCGTTCATACTCATCTCCTTGTGGCGAAGGTAGCTATTCCCGGCTACCGTACGGGTTTACAAAAAAAAGAGGGTTCCCCTCACTTGGAGGGGAACCCTCGTTAACAAGTCAGCTCAAAAAAAGGTAAATAAATCAATGTCCTAAGACATCGTTACGGCCGCCAATTTCTGCCAGGTATCCTTGATTCGGCAGTGCAGAGATTGACGTAGGGACAATCGTAATGCTGGCATTTACTTCATTCATGGCGCTCTCCTTGAAAAAAGAAAAGAGGGGGTCCCTCGTAAGGGGGATCCCCTCGTCACAGATCTGGCACAGAAGCTTGCAAATACCACCGGCTTGCTTTGGTTCTACGCATTGATTATGCGTAGTTCTTTGTTGCGGCGGTCAAACGGTGCTGCGGTAGTGCGCTAAAGGCGGTGTACGCCGGTACGGCGGTGGCCTACCCCATAGCTGGCAACGGCGTAACTACAGGGGGGCATGAGGACTCCTACGTATATCCCATCACATGCGCGGGTTTAGATTGGGGGGTTACTTTGAAAGATCCTAGGTTAGTGAGGGCTGGTGTTAGTGGTTTTAATAAACCTAAGAGGACGCCGGATCATGGGAAGAAGAGTCATATTGTTGTAGCGAAGTCTGGTGACACGGTGAAGACTATTAGGTTTGGTCAGCAGGGGGTATCGGGTGCTGGGGCGAATCCGACGACTCCCGCAGAGAAGGCGCGGCAGAAGAGTTTTAAAGCGCGACACTCCGCGAATATTTCGAAGGGGAAGCTGAGCGCTGCATACTGGGCTGACAAGGTGAAATGGTGAAAAAAAAATCTACAGTGAATGCTGCGGGGAATTACACGAAGCCGGAGTTACGCAAGCGGATTGTTGCGCAGGTTAAGGCTGCTGCTGTGCAGGGTACGGCTGCTGGTCAGTGGAGCGCGAGGAAGGCTCAGTTGGTGGCTAAGAGGTATAAGGCTGCTGGTGGGGGTTACAAGTGAAGGCACCACAGCGGAGTTTAAAAGACTGGGGTGATCAGAGGTGGCGTACTAAGAGTGGCAAGCCGTCGAGCAAGACTGGTGAAAGGTATTTGCCGGAGGCTGCAATCAAGTCGTTAAGTCCGGGGGAATATGCGGCGACGACGAAGGCGAAGCGCGAGGGTAAGGCGAAGGGCCAGCAGTTTGTAAAGCAGCCTAAGGCGATTGCCAAGAAAACAGCGCGGTATAGGTAGTAATGCTGTATTAACTTTAAGAGGTATTTTTTTGGAGGTGTGAAATGAAAGGTAAAAAGCCAGCAAAGAAGGTTGCATATGGTATGAAGGATGGTGGCAAGGTTGGGTTTAAGCCGTGTTCATCATGCAAGTCTCCTGGGGCTTGTGCCAAGGCTGGGGCTTGTGCAATGAAGATGGGTAGTAAAGGTAGATGAGTTTAACCCCCCTCCTCCCTGGGGGGTGCTGGACATTATTGTTTGTAAGGGGGTGGTGTTTTAATAGTTTAATTTTTTTTGTTTTAAAGGAAGTTGTTATGGCTGCGAGGATGAGGAAGACGCATCAGGATGATGTGAGATCGAAGATACAGGCTACGCAGCTAGTGAACCGATTAATGGGTCATATTGATGGGAAGGCTTCATTAGCGCCAACGCAAATCAGTGCTATCAAAATACTGTTAGATAAGAGTTTGCCTAATTTATCTGATGTGAAGATGGAGCATTCGCAAGGTCAGATAACATTTAATCTGAATGTAGCAAAGGAAAAGTAGCTTGGAGACGGTAGATTATTCACCGCCTGGTGTTGAGGCTAGTCGCTTTCATGTCTCTGATGCGTTTGTTCGTGGCTTAATGGGTCCGGTAGGTAGTGGGAAGTCGAGCAGTTGTTGCGTAGAGATTATGGCTAGGGCATTGAAGCAAGAGCCGTGGCGGGATGGTGTAAGGAGAAGTCGTTGGGCAGTGATAAGGAACACTTATCCTGAGTTGAAGAGTACTACGATTCGGACATGGGAGACATGGTTTCCTGGGCATATAGCGCCGATACGTTGGGATACGCCAATCACATCGACGATATCAATAGGAGATATAGGGGACGGTACTGGGTTGGAGTTAGAGGTATTGTTTTTAGCTTTAGATAAGCCGATGGAGACTGGTAAGTTAAGGTCATTGGAGTTGACAGGGGCTTGGATAAACGAGGCATCTGAGATACCGAAGGAGATATTTGACATGGTGACGCAGCGGGTATCGCGTTATCCGTCGTTAATGAAAGGTGGTCCAACGTGGGGCGGGGTTATTTTAGATACTAACCCGCCGGATGATGACAGTTGGTATTACAGGATTGCGGAAGAATCCACACCGAATGGGTGGGATTTTTTTCGTCAACCTGGCGGGTTATACAAAGAAGGTGAGGAATATAAGCCGAATCCAGATGCGGAAAACATAGACAATTTACCTAACGGATATCAATATTATTTGAATCAAATAGGCGGCAAGGATGAGCAGTGGATCAATGTTTTTTTGTTAGGAAATTATGGAACGACGGCAGATGGCAAGCCGGTTTATCCAGAGTTCAATGACAAGGTTCATGTTGCAGAAAAGCCGTTAGATCCGATGCGTGGCTTACCGATCATATTAGGGTGGGACTTTGGTTTAACACCTGCTTGCGTGGTGATGCAGCAAACGCCCAGGGGGCAGGTGGTGGTATTGAAAGAGATTGTTTCTGAGGATATGGGTATACGTCAGTTTGCGAATGACATTGTAAGACCGATATTAGTTAATGAATTTAGTGGGTTTCAGAAGATTTCTACAGCAGATCCTTCTGGTCAGATTAGGGCGCAGACGGATGAGCGCACTTGTTTACAGGAGTTATTAGAGACTGGAATTCCAACGGAGCCAGCCCCGACGAACGATTGGATTCCTCGACGCGAGGCGGTAGCTTTCTTTTTAACCAGGATGGCTGATGGTATGCCTGGGTTTTTACTAGACCCATCGTGTACTAATTTACGCAAAGGGTTTAATGGGCGATACAAGTATGAGCGACTCAAAACATCTGGTTCTGCGCGTTATCGTGATCGTCCTGTAAAAGATGGGTCATCGCATATTCAAGATGCTTTGCAATACGCTTGTTTAAGAATTAGAAACGGATTATTTAGTATTAAGGCAAAGCCTGTAAAGATGACATCGAATAAAGGTTGGACATGACAATATCAATTGGTAAATCGGTTGCCGAGATAGAAGTCATGGCAGTCAGTAATGAAAGCAGCGAACTGGATATGGCTGAGATTCAATTGAGCCGGTACATCCGTGAGCGCTGGACAATCGCTAAATTTGCAAAACAAGAGTTTACTGAAAGATTTTTAAAGTGTGAGCGTCAGCGTCGTGGTGTTTATGATCCTGAGCGAGCGATGGAAATTGCACGTACAGGCGGCTCTGACATCTTTATGCGATTGACGGATATTAAGTGTCGTGCTGCTCAGTCTTGGATACGTGACGTAATGCAGTCAATGAATGACCGCCCGTTTGCGCTGGAGCCATCAGAGGAGCCTGAGATTCCTGTAGAAGTTAAGATGGGAATCATTGATATGGTGCGACAGGAAGCAGAGTTGTTTGTGCAATCTGGTGCGCGTATTCATCCAGAGGCTTTCAGAACCAGACTTGAGGTTGTTCACGATCAGATCAAGTTAAAAATTAAAGAAGAGGCCAAAGACGCTGCGCGTCGGATGGAAGACAAAATTGAAGATCAATTAGCTGAGGGCAATTTCAAAAATGCTCTTAATGATTTTATAGATGACTTTGTAACTTTTCCTACAGCCATTCTGAAGGGTCCAAGTGTTCGGCGCAGGAAAAATATTAAATGGGGTTCTGGATATCTTCCAATTGTTGTTACTGATTTTCAAAGGGAATTTGAAAGAGTTTCACCGTACGATATCTTCCCTTCTCCAAGCTCTTCTGGCCCCAATGACGGATATTTGATTCAGCGACACAGACTAAATCGTTCTGAGCTACAGTCGTTGCGAGGGGTGCCTGGTTACTCCACAAATCAAATTGATCAGGTACTTGAGCGGTATGGAGATAAAGGATTTCGTGAGGCGCTAGCTAGTGATCAAGAAAGAGATTCACTTGAGGGGAAGCCGGTTCACTCGTTTTACACAAATGAACTTATTGAAGCGCTAGAGTTTTGGGGATCGGCAAAAGGAGAAACTTTAATTGAGTGGGGGATGTCCAAAAAAGACATCGAAGAAAAAAAAGAGTACGACATTAATGCATGGATGATTGGGCCATTTGTTATTAAGGCGGTAGTCAATCCTGACCCTCTTGGTAAAAGACCTTATGAAATTGCTTCATGGTGTCATATCCCTGGTGCGTTTTGGGGCGTAGCTTTGCCAGAGCAAATGCGGGACACACAGATTATGTGCAATGCAGCCGCAAGATCTTTGGCAAATAATATGGCGATTGCATCAGGGCCACAAGTCGAAGTATCGGTAGATCGTTTACCGGATGGCGAAGATGTTACTTCTATGTATCCGTGGAAGATTTGGCAAACCACTTCAGATCGTACAGGTGGTGGGCAATCTGCCATTCGCTTTTATCAGCCTGGTATGAATTCAGATGTGCTCTTAGGTGTGTATCAGTCTTTCATGAGGCAAGCGGATGAAGTAACTGGTATTCCAAATTATATTTACGGATCAGGCGCTGGTGGTAGTGGCGCAGGAAGGACAGCATCAGGATTGTCAATGCTAATGGACAATGCGGCCAAAGGTATTAAACAATCCATAGCAACAATTGATAACACAATCGCTGGTGTAGTTTCGCGGCTTTATATCCACAATATGATGTATGACTCCGATCAATACGTAAAAGGAGATTTTCGTGTTGTGGCTAAAGGGGCAACTGGATTTATTGCAAGAGAACAATTGCAGGTTCGTCGTAATGAATTCTTAGCAGCGACAGGCAACCAGATTGATTTGCAAATTGTTGGATTAGAAGGCCGCGCTTATCTGCTGCGCGAAGTTGCAAGAACGCTGCAAATGGATACGGATAAATTAGTACCTGATCAAGAGGTACTCAAATTTAACCAAGAACAACAACAACAGCTAGCGGCAATGCAAGCAATGCAGCAGGCCAGTCAGCAACCTGCACCAGCTGAGCTTGATGTCGTTGGTAACCCGGCTGGTGGTACAGACGCCAACATGGTGACTCCTATATCGATGAGGGACGGCGGTATTGTTCAAAACAAATTTAATGCTGATGGCGAGGGCTATGATTATGAAACTGCTCGCCGATACCAAATGCAGCCAGATAGTACTGGGCATTGGGGATCAAGAGTGGAGTTAAATGATCGTGATCGTCCAAAGAATTTACCGGATGGAACTGGGTTGATGTTAAAGGGTT